AAGATAGCATGTCTTTCAGCAGACTTCTGCATATTATATGCTAGGTCTGCTTCAACATACTTTGTACCAGTATATTTTGTGGTGTTACCATAAGGTTTTATCTTTGTACTGCATATACTATGACCATACTCTTCATTGAATAGATCTACAGGTGTAGCAGGATGACCGTAAGCAGACAGACCCATAGTCTTACCTGCTTCTATCTCATCAAACCCACAGTACCTTGAGACTGTTCTGAATGCTTGACCTATACTAACTCTATCACTATAAAAATTATTCCCACTCCAGTAAGGAGCAGGTAACTTCTCCTCATGCCAGAAGGTAGAGTAGTGTTTGAATACTGGTGTTAGATTATCATAGATGCTTTCTGTTTCACAGAAACCCTTGTAGAAGGAACCCTTACCATCCATGACAATGACAGCAGCATCATCAAACCCTGAATTATATAATGCATTAGCAGCATGACATTCATGATGTCTCTGCCTGTAGTCTATAATATTGTTACAACCTCTGGATCGTATGATCTTACATAACTTATGTTTTTCTCTGGTTCTTTCAATGTGGGTTTGTCTATTGTACCTAGTAAAGCAATCACATATGGTAACAGCATGAATATCAGAATCAATATACTTATTGGCAAGAGCCTTCGCACTGACATCTCGTTTGATTCTTGTGGCACGTTCTTCTTCTAGATAAAATTCTATCTCACCATCATTTATAATAGCAAGCGAACCATTCTTTGCTAGATTTATTCCTGCGATCCTTTTTCCCATTCAAGTGCCTCACTCACAGCAGGGAACTGCTCAACAAATACATCTCTAACTGCTTCAGCAATTATCATATGCTCTTTCTGAGTACCATGTGCTGATCGTAAGTTGATATAATGTATCCATGATCTACATGATCCTGTCATGTATATTCTTGTAGGTACAGCAAGAGGTAGTACCATACGAGCACACTCTTTTGCTACACCCTGCTCAACCATCTGATTATATAATGACTGAGCAGAAGTAAACAAAGTCTTAGTCTGTTTGTTCAACTTATCAATAATATCTGGATCCAAATCATCAATACTATTCTGTCTATTCTTTGTGTCCTGTCTACGATACTCTGGTATAGGTATAGTAGTATCTTTATCCTTCAACAGATTAGTGTCAGCATATCTCTGACTAAACTCTTGGAATGTAAAAGATCTATGACGTAAGATCTGTGCTGCAATAGCACGAGTAGTCTCAATCTCTACTGTCATAGTAGACTGCTCGAACACAGACCAATGGTTGTGCTTGATACAATACTTCAACAGTCCAGAATACTTTTCGTTCTCCTGATTGTTAGGGTTAGATACTCTGGCAATGTATGCCATCGTCTTCTCTGCATCAGGTGTGATGCTTACAAGTTTTACAGTCATGCTTCGTACTCTTCGTCGTAATCTACTTCAGTTGGTTCTATGTCGGAGTATCTATAAGACTCCACATCTGAATAAACTTCAGCCTTTAGAGCACTCAATAACATCTCTAAGTCAGAGACTATGATCTTTAGTTTATCTTTATCCATGACTATAGTATAGCATAAAAAAAGGAGGGGATCAACCCCTCCTTTGATTCAACTGCAGGCTTTTGCCTTGCTTTTAACCTTGATGCCACGATACATTAGATCGTAGTTCCTACGCTTCGATGCTTCTGAAAGCACCCTTGCGTTATACTCCTCAGTGTCATACTCGACACCACGGTAAGTGACTTGTGCCATTGGCTTGTCCTCAGGTAGGGTGGATTAGACCCGTTCCTTCAGTCGGCATTTGCGTCCCCTAAGGGATGAACGATTCCGTTCCGTGTCGGCTTACTTGCGACCTCCTATGAGGTTGAACGTGTTGTGTTAATTCTAACACACTTATCTTATATAGTCAAGCTACCTATCTCTCCAGTTTATTTCCTCCCCGAATGCTTGCTCCACTACACTACGTGTAATCCTATACTTGGATTGTAAGTCTGCATCCTTTGCTAGACATACGATCTCTGCCTCATCTTCATGAAGACTTTCAAGAAGTTGAAGAAATAAATTCTCTCTTCTCATGTTAGATAACTTATCGTTACCACCTCGAACAAAATTGTATAGAGTTCTCCACTCATGTACTAGTCGAGTGTGTCCTGCAGTTCCTTCTGGGGAATCATTCTTCTTATAAGGAACTGATCCTTCAGGTACTGCACTGTCAATTCCTTTATCAAAATTCCAAATAAGAATTGCCTTTACATCATCACGTTTATATTGTGATAACAGTTCCACTTTCTGTGCAACTGTCTTCTTCCCATGAACAGCTCTGAATATCTCAGATACTAAAGGGTTTGGTGGTAATTTAGCCATGATTAATCGTCATCATCAGTTTCGTTTAGTCTACCTTCAAATCTTATAGCAAGAAGTTCATCTGGTAGTGGGTTCCCATTCGCATCAAACATTTCAGGATGGGAGTATTGTATTGTTGTGTCTTGTAAGTATGCTCGAACGAGATACCCAACAACAGCACCTAGACCTAAGGTAAGTACTCCAACCATTATGGACAGTACTATGATTGCTTGTTCCATCTTAAGTCTCCATTTTGTTTGCAGTTGTGGTCTAGGTGGTGGTCTCCTCAATAAAAGTTCTGCGCCTTTATTTATAGAGTCTAAATCATCTTCTGCTTCTGCAGATAGTGCAATGTTTCTTTGCATCCTCCTATGTGTTCAATACCTCGTGATACTTGTGGGAAGGTAGCACCCTCACCAAATTCTTTATAGAATTGTTCTTTGGTAAAGTTCTTTTCATACTTATACTCCTGATAATTTATATCAACACTGGTCAAGAGTTGTCTAACTCTTTCACACCATTGACAGTTATCTCTTGAGTATACAACCCATTGAAAATCTTCCATCAGTTGAGTCTAGTAATGTTTCCAACAACAACAAACCTATCCTCACCTTCAGTCATCTTATCAACTCCATGCATAGCATAGGATGGATAGAATATAAGATCAGAAGTTCTTTGTGTTTCTGGGTAGACTTTTTCATCATCCACCTGAAAGTAAAAGCATTTCTGATCAGGAACTTCTAAGAAATGAACCCAAGATATCAAGTGTCTTGGTTCCGAGTAATGGTTGTGTGCATCTATTATAGCACCCAACTCTCGTTTGTATAGTTGTCCCCAAATACTATTGAAAGTGTAGATAGACTTTGTATCTAGTAGTCCAAACTTCTTGAGTATGGATTTTAATTTAGGTACGTAAATGGATAGTAAATCTTTATCCACAAACCCACCATTCACAGTGGCAGCACTGTTGTTTGGGTTCCTATGATACCCTGTGTAATGCTGACCCCAATCAGGATCACCTTTCAAAAAGTATTCATCACAATACTTCTTCTTTAGATTAGATATAGTATCCTCAGGTAGGAGGAACTTCTCGTGCCATAGGATCATGATCTAACCATTCAACTCCAGGTGCAACGTCTATTACTATTGGTTTTGTCAGTAAATTATGTAAGAGATTGTCAACACTACCAGACATCTTACGATATCCAGAACCAACATAGAACTGACCAGCACATACTGCTACAGTACATACTCCCCAGAACCAGTAGTAGGTTCTACTTTTCTTTTGCCTTGGCTTCATCCTCTTTTATACGTTTCCTTACCATCTTAGCATACTTTACTTCCATTGGCGAGTACCAATCTGGATGTTTCTTTGCTCTCTTAATAATTTTCTTTGCTGCTTTCTTATCTTTCATCTAAGTATTTATACTCACAAAAAAGACCCCTTACGGAGTCTTTTTATAATAGTTTTTTGATTGAATTTAACCTGTTAGAATTGATCTACACGCTCGCTCCCCATTTGGTTCGTTTTCTAGGTCACAAAGACACTCAACATATTCTGTCAGTTTATCTGGTGTGCTGAGTTCCTGTTCGTTTAGCTCCCAATAAGCCAGTTGATTGTGCGAGATAAGATTGTGAGTCATTCACATCCTCCGTGTTAGAACTGTTTACTTGATCACATAATGTAGAAGTCTGGGTTCATCCTGACCTCCTAAGTCCTGTTATTATATATGCAATTCCACACAAGGTCAACCCCCTAACTTTACAAAAATAAATGCCTAAAAGAAGTCCTTCATCTCACCCTCTCGATCTATATCACTGGTGATACAATGCAGTCCTCCATCCCAGAACCATCTATGTCTAAAGTTGACTACGTGAGGGGTCACTCCATGCCTCTGGAAGGCATCGAAAATCTTTTTGTTGTATCCATTGACAATACAATTCTTCTCGTCTAGAGGGAGCACGTTGACATCAAAGACGGACTCCTCAGCATAGGTAACCCAGTGTCCTAGCCATGTATCAATGTAATCAATAAGATCTTGGTTGTCTTCCTCTCCTTTGATCCACCACCTTCCTTGATTCTTATGTTTCATTTTTATAAATGGTTTCACTTGCTTCCATCCATTCTCTACAGTCACTACCTCCCAGTCAGGGTATAGATCTTTATAGTTCTCTTCAGGATAGGTAGCAATGATAAGACCCTCCTTGACAGGATGCATCACACCATCACCATGACCAGGTACATCCACACCATGTACTCTGTAATTGGGGAACATTCTCCTCCACTTCTTGAGAAAAGAATCCTCATTCAATTTGTTTATAATGTTTACATAATTGAAGAACAAATCTTTACCTAACCTCCAGCATCCAGCACTGCTTATGTACTGATCATATACTATAGGTACATTGTTATCCTCTAACCAATTCTTTATACTAGTCCAAGCATAGAACCTCTTGTTACTAGGAAACTTTATGTTAGATCCTATAGTGTTTGTCTCTGCTGCAATGATAACCTTCTCTAATTCTTCTCTATCAATACCCTGAAGAAACTTCAAAGGCATACTCTTCATCTCATCTCTCTGTCTGAACATGTCAAGTGATGCTTGCTCAGACAATGGTCTACCAGGATGTAGTAAGTCCTCAAAATACTGTGCTAATACTGCTTCTCTTTTCTCCTGTACCTTACCCTTATCCCATGAAGGATTATCATTCAACATACTCCAGTATAAATTTTCAACATCAAAGTTCTCACCGTAGTTAGAACCAGGCATATAGAATGTGTCACCTACCTGAGCACTAAAATCTCTAGGACACATAGGTGGTGGATCATTTACCACACCATCATAGTCCATGTAGTCCTCAACATTCTCAGACACATCAGTCCTGAGAACAGTGACATCAAACTCTTCTAACTTATCAATCAACTTCTGGTAATCTTCTTCTGTCTCTATAGCAAGACGTTCCATAGCAGAACGTACCTTAGAGTTACCTATCGTGCTATAGAATTCGGGTGGGAAACTTCTACCAACTGCACACACTTTGAGTGGGTCAAAGCATTGATAAACCGATACCATACATATAATACACGTACATTATGTAGCATGTTAACAGTACACCAGCACTGGGATCCCCTGAAAGTATGTGCAGTTGGTAGAAGTTATCCTCCTGAATTTTATAGTAGAATAAAAAACCCTAGAGTAAGAAATGTATTAGAAAGAATTGCTATAGAAACTGAAGAAGACTATCAGAAACTTATCAGTAAACTAGAAGAGTTCAATGTAACTGTCCTTAGGACTGATATATCAGAAGATCCAGAGGTGTATATAAACAACGGTGTTCTAAATGTTCCACCACCTATGTGTCCTAGAGATCACACAGCAATGGTGGGTAATACATTTTATATGCCAGGTGATAATTATGGTGAGAACTTTGATGTAGACTTGATAATGAGTGAGATGTTTGAAAGAATATTCACAAGTCCATTAGAAGATACCACCACTTATAGTATATGTAAAGAGATTGAGGACTGTATAGATCCTCATAATAAAGTACCACCTGAAGAGTCATTCTTGAGATTGAAAAAAAGGATGAAGCGTGGTCGTAAAGAACTTCATCATCATACTGACCTAAAAATAAGACTACCTGGTAATAAACATAGAGATGTAGGTAAACTCAAGAAATTTCTTGACTTCAAACCCATGGTCGATAAGATCATAGCATCACAAACACTTACCGTAGGTTCTAATTTCAAGTATCCTAATAATAAAAAATTCTATTCATTTACCACAATAAAAAATTTCTTAGAAGAACATAATGTTCCTATAGTTTATGATACATACGTGAACACTGCATCGATGACACGTATAGGAAAAGATTTATTTTTTTCATCAATGAATATAGTGAATGAGTTCAACAAGGAAGAGTTCAGTCGTAAGTGGAAAAAATTATTCCCTGATTATAATGTACACCCTGTGACAGTGACTGGACATAGTGATGCTTGTTTTTGTCCTGTAAAACCTGGTCTTATAATCTCACTAGAAGGTATGAATATATACGAGGACACATTTCCTGATTGGGAAGTAGTACATTTACCTGGTCAAAGTTGGACAAAGGTTAGACCTTTCCTTGAGTTGAAAAAAAGAAACAAAGGTAAGTGGTGGATACCTGGCGAGGAAAACAATGATGAACTAACAGATTACGTAGAGAAATGGTTGAGTGACTGGGTAACATACGTAGAAGAGACAGTATTTGATGTCAATATGTTAGTGATAGATGAACATAATGTTATATGTAATGGATATAATAAACAGGTGTTCGATGCTTTTGAAAGATATAATATCACACCACACATTGTAAACTTTAGACACCGTTACTTCTGGGATGGTGGTCTACACTGCATCACATCAGACATAGCAAGAGAAGGGGAACAGAAAAATCTATTTGCATAAAAAAGGAGACCCACTAGGGGTCTCCACATATTCAGGTTCTCTCGGATCATCTTTAGGATCCCACCAGAAGAATTTCATCTGATGTAATCTAACATGTTTGAGAGGTTTGATTTTCATTAACCAACAGCAGGAGCAACAAGTGCAACCTCAGATGAACTAGCAGCTGCTAGGTCAAGTGGGAAGTTGTGTGCATTTCTTTCATGCATAACTTCCATACCAAGGTTAGCCCTATTTAGAACGTCACCCCAAGTAGGAACAACCTTACCAGATGCGTCTACGACTGACTGGTTGAAGTTGAATCCATTCAGGTTGAATGCCATTGTACAGATACCCATAGA